CGTGCATATCGTGAGAAGGGCCACGCTTGGTGAAATCAGCTTTGTAGCGTTGGCAGCGGATGAAGACACAAGTGCTCAAGTTGCGGCTATGGCCGCAAACAGCAGGGAGGATACTGTTATGGATTCTGAAGTAGATTTGCGGGCTAACGACGAGATGAAGCGGCCAGATGCACACGGCGATCCGATTAAAGACGCCAGCGGAACTGATCAGTTCACTGAGAGCGTTGACATCGTATCGGAACTGCGCGCTCAGGCCGCGGCCGAGATCAAGCGTATTGCTGACATCCGGCGGATCTGCGCCGGCAGGCATCCGGACATTGAATCGAAGGCTATTACGGAAGGCTGGGATGCGACGCGGACGGAACTGGAAGTATTGCGTGCTGAGCGGCCGGCGGTTATTGGCATCCGCCGCGGCACCGAGCCACCTACTGGTAAAGCCCTTGAGGCAGCGCTGCTGCTAAACTACAACATCGCACCCGAAGAAAAGGTTGCCAAGTGGTACGATGCCCGTACCATGGAAGCCGCGCTGTCGCGCGACCTGCGGCGGGCCGGGCTGCATACGGTTTTCTACGAGATCATTCGGGCCGCGGGTGGGCATGTTCCGGCAGCTGGTTTCGACGATGATACCATTCGTGCTGCGTTCGTTGCCGAGCAGCGGCTCATCCAGGCGTCCAACGGGTTCTCGACCATCTCGCTGTCGGGCATCCTGTCGAATGTGGCTAACAAAGCGATGCTCGCAGCCTACGAGGCTGTTGAAAGCGTCGTCCCGTCGATCTGCTCGGAAACGGACGTCAATGACTTCAAGGAATTTTACCGCTATCGCCTAACTGGCAATGGCGTATTTGAAAAGGTCGGCCCAGATGGTGAGTTGAAACACGCCACCTTGAGCGAAGAAACGTATACGAATCGCGTCGAGACCTATGGTCGTATGATTACACTGACGCGACAGATGATCATCAATGATGACCTCGGCGCGTTCTTGCAGATTCCGCGGATCATTGGGCGAATGTCCGCTCTGAAGCGGGAAGAGGCAGTGTTTGAGTTGCTGCTGTCCAACCCGAATAACTTCTTCAGTGCCGCGAATCGCAATTACCTAACGGGTGTGGACACGGTGCTGTCAATCACCGCTTTGACATTGGCTGAGCAGGCGTTCCTGGATCAGGTTGATGTTGATGGTAGGCCAATTTTGCTTTCGCCGGCAGTGCTGCTAGTGCCAACGAGTCTAAAGGTGCTAGCTCAGCAACTTATGACGGAAACGCGGGTGAATGAGATCACGGCCCAGGGCAAGCCAAGCCCAGCGAGCAACCCTCATGCAGGCAAGTGGAAGCCGGTGGCTAGCCCATATCTCAACGCTCAGGGTCTGACTGGGTCATCGTCCAAGGCGTGGTACCTGTTCGCCAATCCGGCTGATGTGGCGGCGATTGAGATTGCTTACCTGCGTGGTCGGCGAGTGCCTACGATCGAAAGCGGCGAGACCAGCTTTAATACTTTGGGAATGCAGTGGCGTGGGTACTTCGACTTCGGCGTGGCGATGCAGGATTTCCGCGCCGCAGTCAAGGTAAAAGGTGAGGCGTAATAGGATTAAAGTGTGACAAAGAGCAAGCGCTAGAACAGGAGAAGACAGATGCCTGATGCGATTTTTAGACACGAAGGCGGTGTGATTGATTATGTGCCGTCAAGCAATGTTGCAGCCGGCGATGTCGTTGTGCTGGGCGGGGTTGCGTTTGTGGCAAATACCCCGATCCTCGCCGGCAGGCTCGGTGCATTATCGACATTTGGGGTGTTCGACTTTACGAAGCAGAGCGGCGTAACGTTCGCGCCCGGTGATCTAGCTTACTGGGATGTAACGAATCGGTATGCCAACAAACAGCCATCTGGTGTGTACCTTGGTATCGTTGTGCGGGCAGCGGCTGCGAACGATGCAACGGTACGAGTGCTGCTTGATTCAATTGTCAATAGCCTAGGGGTCGGCAGCTTATTCACAATTCCTGATGCCAGCATTGGTCTGCCAATGTTCATCCGCAAGCTGGCGACGGCGGGGGCAGCAGGCGATGTCACGGTGCTTTCGCCTGTGCCGCGCAAGCTGCGTGTAGTGGATGCCTGGATGGTTGCACGTGATACGAATGCGGCCAGCATTAAACTGCATTCGGGTACGGCGGGCACAGACGATATCACGAATTCGGTTTCCAAGGGGACCACCCTTAATGCGATCGTTCGGTTTGGGCAGATCATTCAGGCTAAAGAGGAAGTTGCCGCGGGTGGTGTTATCCGGGCCTACTTCTCGGGGGCCGGATCGGTAGAGATTTACATACTGGCAATCCCGGTATCATAATAATGGGTGACCTCTTCGCTGTTGGTGAAGCTTTCTTAGCTAGGCAGCAGGGGCGTTATCTATCACAGTTGGTGACATATGAGCGTGGATCGGATAGCGTCGAACTCGCGGCCACTGTCGGTCGGTCGGAATTCGATCAGACGGATGAGTATGGTGTATTGCATCGTTACGAAACGCGGGACTATATAATCCGCGCGGCGGATTTAATCCTAAACGGGCAAAGGGTGCTGCCACAGGCGGGCGATCGAGTTCATGAAAGCGTCGAGGGCCAAACATTTATTTACGAGGTGATGTCGCCGCTTGATGGGCCGCCGTGGCGATGGGCTGATAATTATCGTTTGAAGCTGCGGGTTTACACGAAGCAGGTGGCGTAGTCATGCCGGAAGCGCCCTCAACCAAGCAATTACGCAAGGTCGTCCGCGCCGTTTTCGGAAACGGCCGCCCGGAACAGTCACTGATCGTGCGTGTATGTCGGGTCGAGCAAAAGCTCAGCACGATCGAAAAGCTTTCATGGGCTACGGCGTGTGGTGTTGGCAGTCTTGTTGCGCGCATTGTGATTTCGTGGGTTGAGTCGGTACTGCGATGAACAGATCGTGTTTGATCCATCTGGCAGATGCCGTCGCGGCGCATTTGAATGCTGGCCAGTATAGCCAGCCCATTGTTGTTACACGAGCATACCGACCAATGTTTGAGCTGGCCTACGCCGGTTCAGAGGCGCTTGTTACTGTGATTCCCAAATCCCTCGAAGTAACCGGCGCGTCGCGGGTGGATAGCTTTTTTAATTGCGCGATTGATGTCGGGATTCAGCAGAAGGTTGATGCTGACGACCGCGATGTTCTTGACAGCTTGATGCGCCTGGTCGAAGAAATTACTGACCAGCTGCGATTTCAGATGTTAGATGCCTTTCCTAGCGCACGATGGTTGTCGATTGAGAACGATCCGGTTTTCGTGCCGGATCATTTGGTGAAAGAGCGGGTGTTCACGAGTGTGCTGACGGTAAGGTATCGTCTGAGGAGGTAAGCGTGGAGCGCAATGTAATTTTCAAGCAACTGGATATCTACCCAGGCCTCTGGATGAAGTTGCATGAGGGGCCGCTGATTTGCGATGTGACTTTCTTTACGCCGGATATTGAAGTGAGAATGCGGTACAAAGGGATGCCAGACGAGGGTTTCATAATGCCGAAGAGCCAACCCTTGGCATTCCAGTCGGTGAATTTGTATGCGTTTGAAGTTACAACAGCGAACGAGGCCGGTGAGCGCCTGTGCCTATGGGCGCAGACACCACCGAAGGATTAAAGGAGTAAGCGTATGCCAGATTTCATTTTGGGGATGAACGCCAAGTTGTACTATGGCCCGGCTGGCGGACCGGCCACTACGGAAATTACCAATGTCCGTAACTTGACCTTGAACCTGGAAGCCGGCGAAGCCGATGTGACCACGCGGGCTAACCAAGGCTGGCGTGCCACGGCGCCGACATTGCGGGAATGCACCGTCGAATTCGAGATGGTATGGGATCCTGATGACGCCGGGTTTACCGCAATCAAGAATGCCTTCCTCAACAACAGTTTGATCGCGTTGAAGATTCTGGACAAGCAAAACGGTCAGGGGCCGGATGGGGATTTCTCGATCACGTCGTTCAGCCGCAGCGAAGAGCTAGAAGAGGCCATCACCGTCAGCGTGACCGCTAAGCTGGCCGTGTTCCGCAGCTGGGTGACAGGGACTTAAACATGCGGGTCTTTACCGACAACGCTGGCCGGACGTGGGCGATTGCAATCAACGTCGATGTGATCAAGCGCGTTCGTGGTCTGCTTAACGTGGACCTACTCGATATCCTCGATGGGCAGCTTATCGAGCGGCTTTATCGTGATCCCGTGCTGCTGTGCGACGTGGTTTACGCGGTCTGCAAGCCCGAAGCAGATGCTAGGGGCGTGACCGACGAGGACTTCGGCCGGGCGATGGCGGGTGACGCCATCGAGCATGCGACGAAGGCTTTACTACAAGAACTTGTGGGTTTTTTCCCGAGCCCGAGGGATCGGGCGAACCTTCGGCGTGTCCTCGAAACGACTTGGAACGTAATGGACAAGGCGCGGGATCTGGTCGAAGCCCGGCTGGCGACGGTCGATGTGGAAGACCTCGTGGCCCAGGCGCTCGTGACGTCTGGCAACTCATCTGGCGATGCGCCGGAATCGCCGGGGTTAATCCCGGCCCGCTGACGTTGCGCGAGCTACTGGCGATGGCTGAAGGGCGGGCCAAAGACGAATGGGCGCGGATGTCAACCCTGCTGGCCCTGTTTGCTAATTGCCATCGCGACCCGAAGAAAACGCGGGCGTTCAAGCCGGCTGACTTCGATCCATTCGCCAGGCGTCCGGCGCCAATGCCAGCTGACATGAACGAAGTGAAGAGGTTTTTTGGGGTTCGTGATGAAACAACGTGAAAGGAAAAACCATGATCGGCATCCAGTCAATCCGGCGTATCGTCGTGCTGTGTGGCGTCATCGGCGTCAGTGGATGTGCCAGCCTGAATCCTCGGCCACCAATCGAGCAGTTTGCGGACAAACTGATGGACGAGGCGATCATTCCGGCTGTTCGGCAAGGGCTGACACAGGGGATTGAACACCTGGTCATTCAGGCTGGGGCCCAGGGCATTGACCCTACGTATGTAGTCAACTTCGAGGGCAAGTGGGTAGTCGGTATCGAGGGTCGTGCTTCGATCGGTGTTGAAGGCATTGCCGGCCAGCTTCAGGTAACCAGCACTGGTGAAAAGACGGAAAGCGGCCCGCCGGCTGCGTCAGGTGCATGGTGAATCGGCAGGTTCGGTTCATCTTGCTGGCTCTATCGGGCATGCTGCCTGTGGGCTGTGCTGCGAATCGGTCGCAGCCCCAGTTGGTTGTGACGGGCCAACCCGCATCATCGCAGCCGATAGGCGAGACGGCGACGATCGATGTGCAGCAGCTTACCGGCCAGATTGTCGCTGGTGTGCAGGCTGAACTTAACCCGCGGATTGAAACCGCTGTCAAGACGACACTACAAACCGAAGTGCGGGCGACTGGTGTCGGTGGTGATGTCACGGGTTACCGCAGTGAATTCGGCGTAGGCGCGACGGTCGTTGTATCGCTGGTATTGGTGCTGGCATTGGTGCTCAGCCACCGGCGTGAGGTGTTGCGGATCAAGCAGGGCGCACGGCACGTGGCTGCGCAGCATGATCAAGATGCGGATCAAAAAACTGTTTTTTGATACGCAACGGGTACAGCGCGCGGTAGGTAAAGCCAAGCGCGCTGTGCTATGCGTCTCTGCTGATGCGATTCGTGACACGGCACGATCGAGCATGCTACCCGAGCCTGGCCTCGCACCGCCCGGCCAGCCACCGCGCATGGAATCGCGATGGTTGCGGAATAGCGTGCGAGCTGCGTGGGATCGAACAACAGAAACTGCCTTGGCTGGTCCGATTCGTGTTGGTGGCGCGGGGGCGAGTGCTGAGCGAATGCTCATGCGCGTTCTGGAATTCGGCGGTCGCTATATTCTGGGTAAGCGCGCAATGCGCCGTCGAAAGCTGAAGAAGCCAAAAGTGGTGGTTGTGAAGGCTAAGCCGTATATGGGGCCAGCGCTGGCGAAAGAGCGTCCGAAGTTGCCGAAGCGTTGGGCCGGAACGATACGGGGCTGACTTGTTTAGCGAAAGTGGATTTGGGGCTGTTACGATTGAGAAGTTCGCGCTGAAGAAGGCCGAATTGGTAGAGTAGCAATTATGGCTGGCGCGCAAGGCATTCGAGCCGGTCGGGCATACGTCGAACTCGGTGTGGATGACAAGATTGCTAAGGGGCTGCGTGCCGCTCAACGCCGACTTAAAGCCTTCGGCGAGGGGTTGCGCGCTATCGGCACGCGCATGTTCGCAATCGGTGCGGCAGTGCTGACGCCCATGATGGGTGCCGCGAAAGCATTCGCGGATTCTGGCGATGCGCTGGAAAAGATGTCTCGTCGAACGGGCGTGAGCGTAGAAGCTCTGTCGGAACTCGGTTTTGCCGCTGAGCAGTCCGGGGCCGACCTCGAAACTCTCGAAACCGGCCTGCGGAAGATGCAGAAAACGATCGTCGAGGCGGCCGCGGGCAGTGACGGCGCGGTCGAAGCGCTTGCTCGACTGCAGCTCACGGTTGCCGACCTGGCCAACCTCTCCCCCGAGCAGCAGTTCAAGCTCATCGCCGACCGGCTGTCGCAGATCAAGGACCCTGCGTTGCGAGCAGCCCTGGCAATAGAGCTGTTCGGCCGAACAGGAACCCGATTGCTGCCGCTGATGCAAGATGGCGCGCGAGGCATTGAGCAGTTGCAGGAAGAAGCCCGCACGCTGGGGCTCACCCTGTCAACCGACGCGGCGCAGAAGGCCACGGCGTTGCGGGACACGCTGCACATCCTTTGGCGTGTGCTGAAGAAGCTGACCACGGAAATCGGGGCGGCGCTGGCCGACGCGGTGATCGACCTGGCAGGCCGCATCACCCGCGTCGTGGTGACCGTCACGGCGTGGATCAGGCAGAATCAGGCCATCATCGTCAGCGTGGCGAAGGTCGCGGCCGGTGTCATGGCCGCGGGGGCCGCCCTCGTCGCTGTTGGGGCGCTCGTCTCGGGTCTCGGGGCCATATTTGGCGTGCTGGCAAGTGTCGTCAGCGGCGTCGGGACGGTCTTCGGCGTGCTTGCCTCAATGCTTGGCGCGCTGCTTTCACCAATTGGCCTGGTGGTGGCGGCGATAGCCGGCCTGGGGGCGGCGATCCTGGTCTACACAGGTGCCGGTGCGGATGCGCTAGCCTGGCTCGGCGACACATTCCGTTGGCTCAAGAATGGCGTGCTCAAGGTTGTCGGTGGCATCGCTGATGCGTTAGCTGCGGGCGATATCGGTTTGGCTGCTCGGATTCTCTGGCTATCGTTGAAACTTGCATGGCAAGAGGGCATTAGCGTTCTGAACCGGGCGTGGCTTTCGGCCAAGAACTTCTTTGTCAAAACGGCCTATGACATGTGGTATGGCGCGCTTTTCGCCGCGGAAACGGTCTGGCATGGGCTGGAAGTCGCGTGGATCGAGACAACCGCGTTCCTGTCGAAGACCTGGGATCGTTTCGTCGGATGGGTATGGAAGGCCTGGGACTGGTGCGCGATGCAGCTTGCCAAGCTGTGGAACTGGTTGAAAGGTATTTTTGACGAAACTTTCGATGTCAAGGCTGCCAACCGAGCTGCTGAAGCGCACTACAGAACCGTGAAGGCTCAGATAGAGGAATTCACGGGCCGAAAAATCGCCGAACGTGAAGAAAGACGTCGCCGGGAACGGGAAGAGGCGGCCGCGGAACATGAGGCGACGATTGCGGTGATCGGCGAGAAATGGACCGAGGCAGAACGCAAAATCGACGAACAGACTGCTGAGGCAGTTGCTGCCACGCGTGAGGCTCTTGAAAAGGCCCGCGCCGAGCTGAATGAAGCGCTTGCCAGAGCGCGGCAGAAACGAGAAGAGGCCGAAGCGGCTGCCCCGCCGCGGCGGCGGTTCGATCTCTCGGCCGATCTGGAAGACCAGCTTGCGGGCTTGGGCGAGCTGCTGGCTCGGAAGATCACCATCAGCGGCACGTTCAACCCGCTTGCGGTCGCAGGCCTTGGCGGTGATGCCGTTGAGCGTACTGCCCGGAACACCGAGCAGATTGCTAAACATACGAAGCGCCTGGCCGACGCCGCCGCGGTCGGGCGGCTGAGTTTTGCATAGGAGTCGTCGGTGCCGATCGAGTGCGTAGAAAAGTTCGAGAGCCGACAGGTCACGACCGGACGGAATCCGTCGGTTGAGCTACGCTACACGATCCGCGGTACGAATGATGACATCGAGGCCCGCGATGCGCTGCTGGCGAACAGCCCCGTTATGTATGACCCTTGGGGCAATGGTCTGCTGTTTCTGCCGCGTGACACGGTCACCGTGCAGCCCGTCGGCGATCTGCTGTGGGAAGGGATCGTCCGCTATGGCCCGGTTCCGCAAACGGAAGAGTCAGTGTTCAGTTTTGACACTGGCGGCGGTACACAACACATCACGCACAGCCTGGTGACCGTGGCCCGCTACGCCGCGCCTGGCAAGACCGCCCCGGACTTCAAAGGCGCGATCGGTGTCACCGCGGACAGCGTCGAGGGTGTGGATATTACTGTCCCGGTGTACCAGTTTGCTGAGACGCACTATTTGCCCGATTCGGTGGTCACGCCTGAGTACAAGGCAACACTATTCTGGCTTACGGGCAAGGTAAACAACAGCGCCTTCAAGGGCTTTGCCGTTGGTGAGTGCCTGTTCCTGGGTGCCGCGGGCAGCAAGCGCGGTTGTGGCGACTGGGAAATCACGTTCCGCTTCGCGGCCAGCCCAAACGTCACGAACCTGACAATCGGCGACATCACAGGCATCACCAAAAAAGGCTGGGAATACTTGTGGGTCCGCTATGAGGATGTCGAGGACACCGTGGCGAAAGCGCTCGTAAAGCGCCCGGTCGCGGTATACATCGAGCAAGTGTATCCCTACGGCGACCTCAATCTGCTGGGCATCTGAAATATGGCGGCGTTCAGGAAAGTCCGGCCTGGTGATCCGC